CCTATTCCTGGTGAATAACCATTACCTCCTACTCCATCATTTCCTCCTACACCACCACGTAAACCACCACTTCCTCCTACCCCATCTCCTCCGTATGAATAAGCTGGTGTTCCTCCACCTGCACCGAATCCACCTAATGCAGTAAGAGTAGTAGCATCAACACTTACTATTGTTGAACCACCTTGTGATCCAGGATTACCATTACCTCCACCAGCTCCTGCAACTCCATTCGCTCCAAATGTACCTGGACCACCAGAACCACCAGATCCAACATTATTAATAGAAATAGAAGTAGGTAAAGGAGATGTAAATGTTTGTGTAATAACTTCACCACTTCCACCACCACCACCACCGCCCCCATTTCTATAAGAACCATTAATACCAGCTAATCCCGCACCACCACCACCACCACCACCACCACCAGCACCACCAATAACTTGAATTGTAAAACTAACTACATTTATTGGTATAGTTATAGATCCAGAACTATAAAAAAATTCAGTTTGATTTGCTGGATCAAATGGAAATTTTCCATTAAATGTAGTTGAAACTTGTATATTACCACTTAAAGGAATTACAGATTGAACAGAAGAAGCATCCCATAATGTTAAACCTCTTAAACTATTTAAAGATGTAGTTTGTAAATCAAATCCATCTAATATTTCTCTTACACTTAAATTTGGAGTAGAATAAGGAAACATTTATTTAAATTTTAAGAACTAATTTATGTATAGATAACGCTGAAACTCCAGATACTTCTGATAATTTTTTCATTTCTTGTTTTGTACGTAATCCTAAAATATAAGCTGTTACACCAGCAACAATTGTTTTTGGTGTATTTTCAAATTCATCTTCTGATTTCATAGAAATTTCATGTAATTTCATAAATATTTCTTCTCTTTGTTTATCATTCAAATCTAAAGATGCCATTAATCTTTCTGCTATACCTAACTGTGTTTCTAATACAGAATGTTCATTTTTAGAAAATCTTGGAACAGCTTTACATAAAGAACGAATAGAAACACGAAATAAATCTGCAATTTCTTCATGAGAACGTAATGCTTGATTTTGTTTACATGCCGTATATACAGCTGCACCCATTAAAGCTCTTCTTGTTTCACCTCGAACTTTTTGAGCATCTTCCATTTGTTTATAAAATCCACATGCATCTAAAGATATAGATTTTGGTAATCCTTTTGAATTACATGCTGTTGTTATAGTATCAAAGATTGTTAACCATGAACGTTCTGAATTTGTTCCTACTGACCATGTAGATAATCTTTGTAATGATTTCATATGTATATTTGTTGATGATATACCTTTAAAAGATAATATTGATCCATAAGATGATTCTGGTAATAAATCAGATGTAGTAAGACCAGCTCTTGAATCTTCTTTTCCATCATAATTACGCCATTCTGCTGCTTCATCAATAAAACGATCACCTATATTTCCACAGAAAGAACAAACATATTCCCCATCATCAATAATGAATTCATGATTACAATTCATTATTTTTTAATAAGGATACATATCTAAAAATCTTATTCCGTTTTTTTTAAAGGATTATATGATAAACTTAAATCTAATAAATGTCCATGTTGTGGAAGTATATTACTTAAATGTCCACCTAAATAACTATCATGTAAATATTTTAATTTTTCTGTTAATTCATCTAAAAATAAAAACATAGCAAATATAAAAAATATACCAGATATATATGTATCTACCATAATATCTAATTTATTTGATACATTAAAAAAAGGAGGTAATTGTTGAATAAATTGTGAAGACCAAAATGCAGCTAATGCAATAGCAATAATTTCTATAAAAACATCACTTAATTTATATAATTCAGAACGTTTTCTCCATTTTTCATCAAAATCATCAAATATATGATAAAAAACATAAGATATAAATGCACCAAATATTGTATATAATAATGCTAACGAAGAAGCATTTAAAGACATATTTATAATTTCTTTTGTTTTATAACCCATTTATTTCTTTATTAGTATAAATTATAATCTACGGTTTACTAAATATAAAATTGAAAAAGCATGTGCTACTGCTCCAATAACAGAAGAAGATAAATCAAGATACATATTCGTCATACCTTCATCATCAGCTTTCCCCCTCAATTTAATATCATCTAGCGTAGAATAAATTGAAGTAAAAATTTGTAAATTAGATGATACTACAATTGTATTATACATATAAAGTCCTACTGCAATAGCAGATGATAATAATGGTAAATACATTACAGTTGTTGATCTGTATACTTTTCTATATAAAAAGAATAATGATATTAGTCCAGCTATTAAACCATATGAATGTGTTGCTAAACGATTTGTAAATGATAATGTTAGATTATTATTTTGTTTAGTATAATCTTGTACGCCACCTAATTTTGGAGGAGCAAGAGGTCCAAGATTAGAAGTATTAGTATTTGGAGTTTGTTGATCTATACTTGCTTGATTTAATGAAATTAGTGTATACAATGATAAAACAACTGAAACAAAAACGAGGAATCCTAATAAAAATCTATACATTTTTTTATTAATATACTTACATAAAAATATTATCATATACAAGAGGTCTATAATTTGTTGTAAGAATAGGTTTTCCTAAATCACGAGATTTTATAGGTTTTAACCATGATATTAAAAGATATTTTTCTTCAACAATCCATACCCAAAATCCAGCTTTTAATAATTCATTATATAAATATGTTATAGCATCTTTAAAATTAAATAAAGGATAACCAAATACAAAAGATGGAACTTCAAATAAAATATATGGTGCATTAGAATTTCTTATAGCTTGTTCACGAACTTTTCCTTCAATTTGTGATAATATAGGTTTCATAGCACCTAATTTATATAAACGATGTTCTTCTTGTTCATCCCATATTTCTCTGGCTTTCATCATTCTTTTCTTATTATATAAATGGACTTTAAAATTCTAGCTTTTGGTGGTGGTGGTTCTAGAGGAATTCTTCATTCTGGTGCTATAAAATATTTAGAAGAAAACAATATGTTATCTTCTATCAAAGAATTATATGGTTGTTCTGTTGGTTCTATATTTGCTACTGCATTAGCATTTGGATTAAATTCACAACAAATTGAAAAATTATCAAAAAAATTTACATCATTTGAAGATTTTTTTTTTAAAGATTTAACATTAGATATGTTTGAACAAAATTTTGAAAAAAAAGGTTTTTTTGAAATGGATAATTTAGAAACTTTTTTTAATACTTTATTTTTTGAAGAAACTGGATTAGAATTAAAAGATAAAAAAATTAGTGATTCTTTATTACCTTTAAGAATATGTGCAACAAATATAACAAAAAATTGTTTAACTGTTTTTCAAGGTGATATTTCTGTATTAAAAGCTATTCGTGCATCATGTTGTTTACCTGGTATATTTTGTCCACAAAAAATTAATGATTCTTTATATATAGATGGTGGTTATTTAACAAATATGGTATTAGATTTTATTCCATTAGAAAAAAAAGATGTAACATTAGAAATTGCTATTAAATTTGATAAATTATATTTAAATTTAAAAACTATAAAAAGTATGGAATTTCCAGAATTTTTATATTCTTTATATAAAATTTCATGTATTTATGAAAGAAAATTAAAAAAAAGAAAAAATATTTTAGAATTACATTATAAATTAACATCTGGTATTTCTGATGTTTCTGAATTACAAAATATAGAAATGATTGAAAAAGGATATAAATTAACTAGATTGTTTTTTACCAAGAACAGTTTTTAAAAATAAATCAAATGTTAATGGATCTGGTGTACCCATCATAACAAACGTTTTATCAATTGTAGCTAATTTAAAAGTTGGATATGCTGTAATATTATATAATGCAGCTTTACCTTTATCTGTTTCACAATTAATATCTTCAAATAAAATTTGTATTCCACCATATTTTTGAGGATTATTTTCTAATGATTGTTTAAATGATTTCCATTTTTCCATAGCTTTATGTGACCATGGACACCATGTTGTATAAAAAAACATAAATTTAGCTTGTCCTTCATCTAAACCATTTCGTGTTATAGGTGGTTCTTCTTCAATAATTGATGATGCTGGATAATAACCTTTCCATACATACCAAACACCTATAAATAATATAAAAATACAAATAATTTTTAAAGAAAATTCAAGTAATTCATTCATTCTTTACAAAAAGAAGGATATAAAAGTTTAGAATTTTCTTGTTCATTTTTATACCATATACGATAACTTTCTAAAACATCTAAATTATCTTTTATTTGTAAAAATGCTATTTGGTATGTTTGACGTTCGGACTCATACTTTTTACTGGTGATTTCATACCATTCTCCTTTGTATCTGATTGCTTGATTCCTAGACATCGAAGAAAATGTTTCCATAGACTCGGTGGTTTTGAAAATTGATTCCATTCTTTAATTGTATAAGTATTACTCATAGATAAATTACATCTTGAACATATTGGTACTAAATTTTCTATAGATGTTTCACCACCATGTGATTCTGGTATATCATGTCCAGATTGAAAATCAAATACAGATATAATATTTTCACACCATACAATTTTACATTTCGATTGATATTTTTTTCCTATATGACGTAACCATACTTGTTCACGTAAAGCTTTTGGAATTTTATCCTTTGTCATTACTAATCTATACATATTCTTTTAAAACGGAATTTCTATTTCATTTTTAAAAGAAGAAGAATAAAAAAAATGTCAGAACCTAATGAACGTTATAAAAATGTTTTGCAAACAATAAAAGATATTGAGAATGGTCCTCCTTCAAGATCTTCTCTCTGGTTTAAAAAACATTATGAAATATTACAAGATTTTAAAATAAATTTAGGTTGTTATATTGATTTACATCCAGAAATTCAAGATGAAACATTTCGGAAACATTTAATTACATTAGAAGATTGTTCAAGAGATTTAATGTTTTCTTATAGTGTAGCTAATGCATTTTGTTTATATAAATATTTAGCATTTAATAAATCAGTAGTATGGATAGTTGAATATTTGACAGCAGAAGATGAAATAAGTCATATGTTAGAAACATTTAAAATTTGTTAAGCTGGGAAACCAACTAATCCCGCACCAATACCAAATCCAGCACCAGTTCTTGCTGATGCACCAACAGATGGAGCATATAAATCAAGGACAGCAAATGTTGCCATAGCAGTTAAAGAAATCATACCAATTTCACCAACTTTTAATTTTCCAGAAAATACATATGCAGCAAGAGCTACTGCAACACCTTCTAATGCATATTTAACTAAACGCGTCATTAAATCTCCCATATCTGGACCCATAGATACTCTTTTAGAAGAATCAGCCATTTTATTCTTTTATAAACAAAATAAAGTAAATAAAATGAAAATTACTATTTCTACAAAAATCGATGACGACGTTTTAAAAACATATAAAATTTTTAATACTGGTGAAAGACAATTTGAACTTGATATTTTAATTTATTTAAATTCACCAGATGGATGGTCTCAATATGGATATTATTTTGAAGCTACACAAAAAGATCCACAAGTTCTTATTCGTTTAAGTTCATCTTCAACAATTAAAACAGATTGTGGATTACCTTCTAATTTATCATGTGCTGTATTAGGTGGTTCAAAAATATGGTTAAATTCAAATCGTTGGTTTCATGGTTCTTCAAAATCAAAATTATCATTAGAAGATTATAGACAATATATGGTATCACATGAAATGGGACATATATTAGGATATGAACATGAAGAGTGTAAAGGAAAAGGTCATAAAGCTCCAGTAATGATGCAACAAACATTAGGAATAAAAAAATGTATTCCTAATATTAATGTAAAAGAATGAGAAGTGAAGTTTTAACAATTATAGGAATTATATTATTAGGATTAAATGCTGGATTTATTTATATTTATTTTTCTACGAATGATCAAATTACAAATGATTCTTTGAAAAAATTCGAATATTTTGGTTATACTACATCATTTAATATTATATTTTTATTACTTTCTACATATGGTATATTTGAATCTAAAAAATCTGTAAAAAATCAATATTATTTATCATTCTTTTTATTAAGTATTATTGTATTAGAAATGTATCTTATTTATAATAAACCAACAGATAATGATACATTAAGAGAATTTTTTCTTGTTTTATTAGGTTTAACAAATTTTATAAAATTATATGTATTAATAACATTACATGCTGATGTTACTGGACCTTCCTCAAGAAATTTAATTAAAAAATTTAAATTACCAGAATATTCTTTTTCAAATACGAGTGGAAAATATTCTATTCCTAAAGATGAACCAAAACCTCAACCTCAACCCCAACCTCAACCTCAACCAAAACCTCAACCACCAAAAGATGAACCAAAAGAAGTTGATATTCAAGGTGCTAAAAAAATGTTAAATTATATTTTAGGTAAATTACCATCTGATTTTGATCCAGATGAAAAAAATATGATAAAAGAACGTATTGAAAAATCTGTGACATCTGAAGATCCATGGCAAGATTCAAATAATACTTTAACAATGTTATTAAGTAAAGTTCCTATAGAAGATGTTGAAAAAAATGATTTTAGACGTAGATTACGAGAATATTTTGGAAAACCAGAAAAAAAAGGTGGAAGACGTCGTTAAATTATGATTTTCAAAGATAAAACATAGTAATAATAAAAAAAAATGCCTTATGAAATGCTACCAAAAGAAGAAGATGGAAAAGTCATTGATTATCTAGAAGAAGATTCTGAAATTCCTACACAAAGATATGCTATTGTATCATTCATTTCACCCGAAAAAATTTTGAAACAAAAACAAGAATTTATGTATGAAAAATTTCTAGAATTTCTTGATTTAGATTGGAAAGTTTCTGGATTACAAAATTTAATGGCATTTCTTTCAAAAAAATATTCTTTGAAAGTTGATGATTTAATGGGTGATATGCAAGAATTTAAAAAAGTTCATGAAGATGAAATTAAAAAAACTGATATTCATGAAAAATGGCAAGTTTTTCTTTTGAAACATGAAAAAGATCTTGAAACTGAATTTACTGAAAAACATGATTTTCAAACTAATGTTCGTGGTGTTAAAATTCGTCGTGTATTTGGAAATCTAGAAGAAGCACAAATTTATTCAAAAGTTCTTCAACGTAAATATCCACGTGATAATTTGTATCTTGGAAAAGTTGGTTGTTGGTTACCATGGGATCCTTCTGAACATATTATGCCAGAAGTTGAATATGCTGAAAAAGAATTGAATGAAATGATGAGAAAATATAAAGAAAATGAAGTAAATAAAGATATATTCTTTGATGAAAGAAAACAAGAAAAAATTGAAGAACAAAAGAAAGAAAATTCAAAACGACGTGAAGAACTACAAAAAAGTTTAATGGATAGTCCACCTATTCATCCCGCAGAAGGTGGAATTCGGGAATAAATTTATGGCCCTTTCTTCACCCAAACTTGTGGACCAGCATTACGTTTTTGAACTTTTGAAGGATCAAAATCATCACCAGCTAACATTGTTGAACTAAATGGTTGATTATTTACCCATAATGATGAATCACACATTTTAAACGATGGATGATCACTTGCTTTATACCAAAATACTTGATCTTCTAATCTATTTGATTGTACACCATTCGCTATAACTAAACATTCATAATTTTCTGTACATTGATCCATAAATTGACAAAACATTTCAAACGTTGGAAACATACCAGCATAATTATCATAAATTCTTTTACGATTGGAAATATTATTTTCTCGTAAAATAAAAACAAAATCTATATTTGTTCTTAAATTTGGTGTTATACCTAATGGATATTGCATAGTAATTAATGTTACCATATCAATATGTCTACCGTTCATAAAAACATAACGTGTTGATTCTTCATTAATCCATGTTTTATCATATAAACAATCATCTAAAATAAGAAATGCACGTGGATCAATATTTGATTTTTCATGATTTCTTGTTTGTTTAACTGATAATTGTCTTTTAATTGCATTCATTACAATTTCTGGTTTGTATTTATCATGAATTAATTTTGATGGTACCATTTCTTGAAAAAAAGGATTTGCTACTTCTGTTCCAGATATTACTGTACCTACTGGAAAACAATTTCTTGAATTTGCTAAAATATCACGAACTAAAAATGATTTCCCAGTATCTTTTTTACCTATAAGAACTATCATAGGTGATTTTCTTGAATCAATTTCACAACGTTCAACAATTGTTTGAATATTAAATTTTCGTATTTGAAAATTCATTTGCGGAAAGTTCTATTAAATTACTATATAGGTTTTAATTTAATATAATGAAACGAAAAAATAATGATTTACGTTGTAAATCTATAAAGCTTGAACTTCAAAAATATAAACAATTACCATCTATAACAAATATAGAAAAATTACAACCATTTTTTCCACCTATTGAACAATTATTTAAAGTTGAATCATTAGATCAATGTCAATTATATGGTATAAAACATCCAAAAACTGACAAAGAAATACATGATAAAATTACTATGCTTATTAATCCTTATAAATGGATGAAAGGAAATTATGGAAATCTTGATTTACCTATGTCATCAATAAAAGCTACAAAAATTCATACAAAATTACAAACTTCAAATAATGCTGGATATGTAGGATCTATATTATCTGTTGCTCTTTCAACATGTCAACATTTTCCTATTGTATATGGAACATATACTGGAACAGCATCTGAACATATTAT